AGCGGCATGGTTATTTTGCCTGTTGTTTCTGTTGAGAGAAAAAGCGTGAAGAAGGACGAAAATAGCCGCGGCATTCCTTTTTCAAAGCTAGACCCCGTTAACGACCTAAAGGGTGGATTTTTAACGGTTAATAAAGTAATAAAACAAGACAAAACGCGTAATTTTGCTAATGCAGACGCACACCGTCGCGCAGGTCAAAAAAACTTTCCGATATACAAAAAAGACAAAAACGGAAAGGTCGTTTATGAGACTTTGACGATTCCTATACCGATTTATGTGAATGTCGGGTACGATATCGTCTTGAGAACAGAGTATCAAGAACAGATGAACGATGTACCGACCCCTTTTATTCGAGTTTCCAATGGTCACCGTCGTGTTGTCATTGAACACAACTCAAATCAATATGAGGCTTTTATCTCTGAAGAATACGACATGTCGAACAATATATCTAGCTATGAGTCCGATGAAAGAAAATATGAAACAACGATTTCTTTAGAAGTTTACGCCTATTTGATCGGAGATGAAAAGAACGAAAAAAGACCTCGCGTGGTCAGAAGAGAAAACGCTGTACAGATACGTTTCGCCCGAGAGAGAATTGTTGTGCAAGATGAAGACGGAGAATTCAGATTTTAAAGGAGTTTGTCTTTTACGAGCACTATTTATTAAAGAAAAAGTTCATGAATTTTGAGCTAACTTATATTTAAGGAGCACCGAGCATGTCAGTCGATAAGTTTAAATTTGTTTCACCTGGAGTCTTTATAGACGAAATTGATGAATCAGGGATTCCGGCCCTCCCAGAAAGAATGGGTCCATTAGTTATAGGGCGTTTTAAAAAGGGTCCAGCCGGCCGAGCAATAAAAGTAGACTCGTATAAAGAGTTCGCGCGAATTTTTGGTGAACCGACGCCAGGAAATGCCACTGGCGATATTTGGCGAACTGGTGATCTCACCGCGCCAACATATGCAGCATATGCTGTAAAAGCCTGGTTGAGAAATAACTCTCCTTGTACAGTATACCGAGTGCTTGGCGAAGCTGCTTCGAACGCTGCCACTGGTCAAGCCTCCGAAGCCGGCTGGATAACAAATAACCCGCTTGGTACTACATTGTCTGGAAAAGGCGGTGCGTATGGCTTGTTCCTTATTCCCTCTGGCACGGTAACAACACCAGTTACTGGAGCGCTCGCCGCAATCTGGTATGTGGACGAAGGAGCAGTCGTGCTTTCTGGATCAATGCGCGCAACAGGATCCACCGGCGGTGAGACAGTACAGGAAGGCGCCGGTATTCTTATTGCCGGCACCTCGAATCAGTCGTTCACTGCCGCCGTTGTTAACGGTTCCGGAGTGGTGCAACAGAAATCTACATTCGACTTCAACAGGGATTCACAAAGCTTTATTAGAAAAGTCTTTAATACCGACCCGACGGCAACCAATGGCGACGTCGTATCTCCGAACAAGAACTATTGGCTCGGTGAGACATTCGAATCAAATGTAAGGGGAACAAACTCCAAATTACGCACTAACAACTCAAGCGAGGCCGTTTCTGCTACAGATAATCTGTGGGGCTTTATTGTCGGCTTAGGCGACGGAGGAGCCGGCTCAACTGTTTGGTCAGATCACAAGCAGGCCTCACGAGCAGCCCAAACCGGATTTTTTATATCTCAAGACACCCGCGGCACCGAGACATCTGGTTTTGACCCGGACACCCACACCGAGGACCTTTTCAAGTTCCACGCTTTAGATAGCGGCGAGCATGCTAATAAAGATTATAAGATTTCTATCACGGATATTAAAATGCCAAGTGATAACTTCAACAATTTTGGAACGTTTAGCGTACAAATCAGAAGCGCTTACGATAGAGACAACAGTCCTGTTATCTTAGAACAATTCTCCAATTGCAGTCTAAACTCCACAGCTCCAAATTTCATTTCTCGTGTAATCGGCGATGCATATTACACATACGACGAGACGAACAAGAGGCTTGTCGAGCATGGTGACAACGAGAACCGTTCTGGTATAATCAGAGTTGAAGTAAGCGATAGAGTCAAAGGCGACGCTTCCGGTCTTTTCCCTTTCGGTGTAAAAGGACCTTCGGTACCTCTCACTCAAGAGGTCTTAGGTCACTCAACCACCGGCCTAACTTACGCAGTAGGCAGCGGATCAATACCGGTAGAAATTCTTTATACTGGCCTAGGCCAAATCCATCCAGTAGGCAATTTGCTTTTCGCAGGACCACCCACCGGTGGCTCCCGGGACATCACAGCCCTCACAGCATCGATTGAATGGCCAACAACGAGACTTAGAGCTACTTCTTCCGATGGTGGCCTGGAACAGCCCTCGAAGGCTTACTTCGGTTACCAGTCGAACGTACTTGGCACTAGAAGGTTTGACCAAGCAAACATTGATCTACTAAGAGGCCAACCGGCCGCACTGTCACCAACGGCAGTTGCCGCCGGCGAGCAGCAATACTCTTGGATATTTACTCTGGATGATGTAAAAGTTGTTTCATACGGTGAAACACACTCTTTGCACTCCGCTGGTTCACGAGCCGCGGGTACTTCATGGACAGCTGTCTCGGGCACGGGATACGTTCTTACCGGGTCAGATGCCGGCTTCAAGAAGTTTACTTCTCCGCTGTTCGGAGGATTCGACGGATTTGATGTCACTGAGAAAGATCCCCTTCGGAACTCTTACATGTCTAGCACGTCAACAGAAACCAACAACTCTACTTATTTCAGCCTCAAGAAAGCTATCGATATCGTTAGCGATGCAGATTATGTAGAGTTTGATTTAGCTGCAATGCCTGGCATTACAAACGACAGCTTAAACAGTCGTTTAGTGACCGCCTGTGAAAACAGAGCAGATTCTTTAGCTGTCCTTGATCTGAAAGGCGGCTACGTGCCTTCTCACGAGAATACTAGCGCGGACACTGCCAACATAGGTTCAGTAGAATCCACAGTTTCTGGTCTTAAAGATCTCAATCTTAACACCAGCTACGGCTGCGCTTTTTACCCATGGGTTAAGATTCGTGATCAACAGGCCGGCGCCATACTATACGTGCCGCCTTCTGTGGTCGCCCTAGGAACATTCTCAAGTGCGCAGCGCAAATCTGCAGTTTGGTTTGCTCCAGCTGGATTCACCCGCGGCGGCTTAAGCGAGGGATCAGCCGGCTTGCCCGTACTGGGCGTAAGACAGCGCTTAAATTCGGTTGAGCGGGATCGGCTCTACGACGCCAATATTAATCCAATTGCATCTTTTCCAGCAGAAGGGATCGTTATTTTTGGACAGAAGACGTTGCAGGTTACCCAATCTGCACTTGACAGAATTAACGTTAGAAGACTTCTCATCTATTTAAAGAAAGAAATTTCTAGAATTGCTTCTAAAGTTCTGTTTGATCAAAATGTTCAACAGACTTGGGACAGATTTACCGGTCAAGTCATCCCCTTCTTAGAAGGAGTACAATCCGGCCTAGGTCTGACCGATTTCCGGGTTGTGCTTGATGACACCACGACGACCCCAGATTTGGTTGACAGAAACGTCCTTTACGCAAAGATCTTTCTCAAACCAGCACGTGCAATAGAATTTATTGCGCTAGATTTCATTGTAACAAGAAGTGGCGCTTCTTTTGATGATTAAAAAATATAAAACACTAATTATAAGTGTAATAACAGGAGACTAAATACATGCCATTCTTTTCAGACACAGGACCCGGAGGCTTTCAGCCAAAAAGAGCTTTTAGATTTTTGGTTTCGTTTTCAGAGCTTTCAGATTTGACTTTCATGGTTAAAACCGCAGCAAAACCTTCTTATGAGCTTGGCTCGCAGCAACATCAAGTGTTAAATCACCAATTCAACTTTCCCGGTATCATAAAGTGGAAACCTATAACTATGACTTTTATAGATGCGGTTGATCCCAACGTTGGTTCAAAGTTTTATTCTGCTCTCCTTAACTCCGGCTATGTGGCCCCTATTACTGAAAGTGCTCTGCTCACCGGCATTACAAAGGTTGGTGTCACTAGCACTATTGGTGAGGTCCGAATTAAGCAGTTAGATGGCGGCGGCGTTATCTTGCCTGCCGGCTCTGATCCTGGCGAAGTTGTGGGTGCAATCGACTCCACCAACATACTTGAGGAATGGACTCTTAAGAACGCGTTTATAAATTCCGTTTCTTTCGGCGAGAGCTTAGCATATGAGGGTGAAGCCTTAGTAGAAATCAGTGTCAGCATAACTTACGATTACGCCACGTATAGTTCAGTCCCCGGCGGAATAGCGTACGCAGGCTAAAACTCAGAGAGGTTTAAATGAGAAATAATCAAAGGCGGACAGGAGAAGGTCCTGAATCTGCGCCTCCTCCCGGCGGTCCCAACCCGGCCATGGCGTTCTCCGCGCCCACTGAATTTGTAGAGCTTCCATCTTGTGGGGAGTTCTATTCAGAAGATCACCCCCTTTATAAGCAAGAGACTGTCGAAATTCGTTTTATGACAGCAAAAGATGAAGACATATTAACTTCTGAAGCGCTCTTAAAGAAAGGCCTGGCAATTGACCGTCTTTTGGAAAACTTGTTGATACCGGATGTCGATCCCGGCACACTTTTAATGGGCGATCGAAACGCTTTAATTATCGCCGCTCGTATTTCTGCTTATGGCCGCGAATATAAAGTTTCTGTTCGTTGCAAAGAATGCT